TGAATCAGAAGAAATCATTATAGATTCTTTTGTATATAATACTGATATACCGGTTCTTGGTGGTAATTCAAGTCCATCACTATCAATACATATCAATCAGTTATATACTTCTGAGGAAGTTAAGTGGGTAAATCCAGATTCTTATACCAGTAAGTATGCTTTTGTGGGAACTGCTCCGTCAACTTTTAGTATAAATGCTAATACCGGAGTAGTAAGTGCTACAGAAGCAGAAGTTTCTCAAGAATTAAAAGCTAATGTAAAAGTAGATGTATCAAGTCCAAGTTGGAATGGATCTTCTACTCTAACTAAATCAGCTCAAGCTGAGGTAGCTCAACCTGCTGGTACTGTGATCTATGATACTCCAGTTATAACTATATCATATCCTCAAGTTCCAGCAAAGGGGGGTACTGTATCTCCTACTATACAAGTAACACAAGCTTGGGGTTGGAATGATGACTATGATGAGGGAGTAAATACATTTAATCTAAATACCCTTCCAGTTGGTAGTTATGAATTTACTGGTATTGCTACAGCTAATGGTTCTGTAACAGTTGCATCTAAAGGTACTGTGGTGTCTGGGGTAACTAATATTGGTACAGCTAGATTTAGTGTAACACTAAATGGGAAATTTTCTACCAATAGTTATGTAGTTACTCAGCAGGCTAACTCAATAGATAGTGTTGCTGTTACGTTTGGATGGCATAATAATACTAATTCAGTAGCTGCAAGTGGTGGTAGTTTAGTGGTAGATGTAGCAGTAAAAAATACATATACTTCTACCAGTACAAATATAGTATATCCTTCTGCTACTGATGCTGGTATTTCTTTAACCGTATCAGGAGTATCTGGAGCTACTGTTTCTAAAGCTACCATAACTGTACCAAACAGAGGTTCAACTGTGGGACCAGCTTTAACTGGTACTGTAACAGGAAATTACAATGGTACAAACTCTGGTAACAGTTTAACCTTTACTCAAGCAGAGAATAGAGTAACTAAATTGGAAGCTGGTGTTAGTGATCCCAATACTTCTACTGTACATTTTTGGTATACTGGTCAACCAATCCCAGCATCAGGTGGAACTGCAACAGTAGTTGGTAATGGTAAGGGGGTTCTTACATTTTCCAGTGGTTCAGTAGTAACGGAAACAACCTGGAGTGGTCAAGGTAAATATGGTGGAACATTATCTGCTGGTAGAACCTTTAATATGATCAATGGAAATGGGTTTACCATAAATACTATTAATGGTTCTGTAACTGCAGCTAATAGAGGTACAACGGTAGGAGCTATAAGAACTTCCAATGTAATAACCTCTGAATTAACCTTGACATTTACTCACCCCGCTTCAATGAGTAGTACTAAAGTAAAGGGTTCAATCAGGGGTACTCAAACAGTAAGCCAACAAGCTAATCAAATTACAGCTTATGGAAATCCAACCGGTGGATCGTTAACTGTAAAGGATATCCCAGCATCAGGTGGTACAATTAGTTCTGGTACTATAGGTGGAACGGTATCTCAAACTAGAACCTATACTTCTGGTTCTAATGATACCTATTCTCAAGCTACTCCAACTAATGGTACATATAGTGCAGGTATATCTGGATCTAACCTTGGTACTACTGTAACCAGCAGAACTGCTAAAGGTACTCTAACTTATTCCTATACTTTAAATGGAAAATCAGGTAGTATATTTGCAACAGTCTATCAGCAGGCTAATACCTGGGTGGACAATAGGATGACATTGTCAGTTAGCAGTACTTCTATTGGTGCTAGTGGAGGAACAGTAACTTTACATACAGTGGTATATAGAATGTATACTTCTGGTACTGAGGGTTTAGGTGGAAATGATTTGGTAACAAGTTGGTCTGGATCAGCTACTGGGTTTACTTTAAGTGGTTTTAGTTTGACTGCAGCTAATAGAGGTACAACAGTAGGAAATGCAAGGTCTATAACTATAACTGCTACTTATGCTCATTTAACTTCTAATTCAGTAACTGTTACCCAAGCTGCTAATTCTCTCACTTGGAATAATCCAGTAATTACATTTTCTTATCCAGGTGATATCCCAGCATCAGGTGGTACTATAACTCCTACAGTTAGTATAACTCAATCTGGTAGTTATAGTTCTGGTTCCCCAGCTTCAAATACTACTATTGTTTCTAAATCATTCTCTGGAACAGGGGTTAATGCTTCAACTGGGGCTTATACTGCAAGTTCTCTTGGTACTACTGTTAAACCAAGGACTAACCTTGTAACCGCTACTGTTACAGTAACTGCACAAGGAAAAACTGCATCTGCTAAGGCTGGAATTTGGCAAGCAGAAAATGCTAAAACTGGGTATAAAAATATAACCATAAACCAATTTTTTTATAGTGATATACCATATAGTGGTGGGACAGTATCTCCAAATTCAGATGTTGAATATGATACCACCTATACTTCTGGTGCTACTTTAAATAACCATGGGCTTCCTCCAGGACATACAGCAACTTATATATGGACTGGTAGTAAACCAAGCTGGGGTACTTTAAGTTCAACCACTGGTAATGTTACGGCAACCTCAAACTCGGGCTCATCAAGTAGATCAACTTCTGTTAGTATGGAAATCCTATATAATGGGTCTGCTATTGGGGTAAGTGCTTCTACTACTGTTACTCAAAAGAGCCAAGGTAAAGTATCAGTAACTTTAAGTATATCACTGAATATTTATGAAGGTGGCTCAATTAATGCTAGTAGAGCTGTAAATGATAGTCTAAATGTTGGGTGGACCCAACATGATGACCTTGGAAATGGAGCTGATAACTTTGTTAATCTATCAGTGGGACAAAGCTCAGCTAGTATTATGAGTATGAATTCAAGTTGGTCAAACTATAGTATATTCCAGGTTAATATGCAAGATAGTCCACCTTGGGTTAGTGGTAACTGGTCTTACTATTGGTAATAAATTTTTAACTAAAACTCAACTATCATGACAAAAGAAAATCTTTGGCAAGTAATTATCGGTATGTTAGTTACTGCAATCTTTGGAGTACTTCTTCCAATGAAATGGGCTGCTATATTTCCGGCTTTTTTAGTAGCAATTATCTGGGCTGGTATCAAACAGACTTCAGGTAAAAAATATCCTAACAAAGATGGAGAAATGGTTGAACCAAAATTTTGGAAAGACTTTGTTCCAGTAATGGCTGGGGCATTGGTAATATATTTAGTAGTTGTAATACTTTAAACTCTCTAGAATATGCCTATTTTTAGGGATATAAGTAGTTTCACAACCCTTACTAATGACCAGATAAAAGAAAAGGTAGCTTCAGGGTGGAAACCATATACACAGGTATCTACTACTGAAAAGGTTGATTTATATGACTTCTTGAGTTTAGTAGATCTTTCGGCTATCTATAAAGCTATTGAAGAGGTTAAAACCGAGATAGAAGAGGATATCCAACCAAAATTAGATAACCTTCAAACTCAAATCACTTCTAACGATACTGATATCACTAATTTAAATAATAACAAGAAAAACAAACAAACTTTTTCTTCAGGTGATACAGTAACTTCAATATCTGGTGGTCAAACTATAGAGGTAACCGGAACTGCTAAAATAACCTGTAATGTCAATGCAGCTACATTTACTGAGTTGCAAGATACTGCTTATCTAATGGCTCTTGGAAAAACAGAAGTAGAATTTACTTCTAACAATGGAGCTTTATTTATTAACTATGAAAATACTCAACTTCCAACTGGTGGTACCAAATGCTATAAGTTAGTAAGATCTATCCAAGGTAATCAAACTAATATTTATATAGATGTAGATTCCTATATACCAGTTGGTGGAGCTTATGAAATTGTGATTTCAGCTAACAAGGGAACTTCAAGGGATAACCCATTATCTGCTGGACAAGATACTGCTACAATAACTGCAGAATTGGTAACAGGAGATATTCCATCTGGGTTAAAACCAACCCTAAGTATTACTGGAGACGGGTTTAGTCTTGATCCAGAAACTGGAATAGTAACTGTAGCTAGTAGGGGAACTACTGCTGGAGCTATAAGATCAGCTACTGTAACTGCAAGTTATGAAGATTTGGAACCAAAATCTATAACTTTGTATCAGGCAGAGAATAAGGTCACTGGGTATAGTGGTGATATAACTGTTACTACTAATATATCTTATCCAAATATAAGTAGCAGTGGTGGTACTGCTAATCCTTCAGGACCAAGTTGGACTCAGGCAGCTACTTATTCTTCTGGAGAATCAGGTACTGCTAATAATGTTGGGTCGGTATCTTTTGAAAAGGTTAGCGGGGACTCAGCTTTCTCAGTAGATTCTTCAGGTACTGTTTCAGTAGGAGAAAATCCAAGTTATGAAAACACCAGGTCTGCAGTAGTAAAGGCTACCATAATCAATAGTTCAGCATCTGCTACTTCTACTGATACAGTAGTACAGGAAGCTGCTACTAGATTAGATATAGAGATATCAGTTTCTATGTCTCTAAATAGTGGGGGTATTAATTTATCAGCCCCTGCTCAAGATAGGTTATCAGTAAGGATAGTAGTATTTGAAGTAGATGGTCAAGGACAACCTACTGGGGTGGGGTATGATAGTAATAATTATACCATTAATCCTGGAGAAAGTAGTAAATCAGTGTTTGATAGACCTGACCCAAGTTGGACAGACTTTAGAGCTAATATTTATGAAGTAAATGGTCAAACTTCACCACCTCTTACTTTAACTGGAGTATATACTTGGGACACTCCTTAATCATAGTATAGAATATGGCTAGAAAAGTCAATGTAACTCTCCCTAACCTATCCGACCTTCAATTTCAAATAAAGTTGGAAGGTGATTGGGTAAGAGTGGGGCAGTTAATTGATAATCTAGCCCCGGATATTCAAAAAGCATATGATACTGCTACAAGTAAGTTTGCAAGAGCTTTATTAAGAATTGTAAAGACTTCGATTGCAACTGGTTCTCCTCCTAAAGGTTCCAGTGTATATTGGGAACCTCTCTCTGATGCTACACTGAGAAAATATGGTGATCACCCTACTTATTAT